CGAATCACGGCCTCCTTAGGATTCACCATCACGGGCTTCTCGGTCTCGTGCGATGCTCGCAGCGCGCCCGTCAACACCGGCGTGCGCCGCATCGACTCCTTCTGCTCGATCAGCGCCTCTTGGTACAGCCCCGCCACGCCCTCCTTCATGGTCACCGGGCCCAGCGCAGCGATCACGCGCTGCAAGTCCGCAAGTCCCGTGACCGTGGCAGAGAGCTTCATGCGATGGAGACCTGTTGGAGATACGGACCACCCGTAGCCGGGTTCACAAGACCGGTGTTCAAGACGATGGCGCCCGTGGTACCGTCAGCGAGGATGATGCGATCTCTCGGGTCGATAGGCTCGATCCGACCCACCGCGCCGTTAGGCGTGATCGGGTGGATGAACGTGACCTGCGCCTTGGTCATCACGGTCTCACCCGAGACTGTGCGCACCGCTTCAGCACGTTGCTCTACGATGGCAGCGTGCCGGATAGGCTCTGCAAACACCGGAGCGGGCATGGGGCTGGTAAGATCGTCAGCGATCCACGCTTCAATCGTGACGGTCGACTGCAAGCTGGCAGTCAACTTGTCAGCCAGCGCAACACCCGAACGCACGATGTCGTTGAGTGCCACTATGCCCTCACGAGCTCACGGGTTCCACTCGCGCGGCCGTGTGCCCAACCCCACCACAGCGGCAGTAGGTTATACACGGCGTCGGGTACGACCTTCGGGTACACAGAACTCTTGAACGACAAGCTCACAGGCCCAGCGCTGATCGACTGAATGCCCTGTGTCTCGACGTCCGAATCGAGCGTCCGATCCGCAACGAGCAGCTGCCGCGCGAACTCGGCCGTGGCGTTCTTCAGCTCATCAGGGATCACATTGCTCTCGATGAACTTCAGCTTGCTACGCGCCAACAACCCCACGCGCGGCCACTGCAGCGACTGTGTCGCAGGGGCTGTCGGCCACGAAGCCCACTCATACATTGAGTCGAGCAACCGCGTGGCCATGATGAGTGAGACAGTCTTGTTGTCAGTGACTGCCAGTGTCCAGTCGCTTGAGAAGAGCCGGGCGCTATGATAGGCGTCAGCCTCTGCGACCGTGCAGTAGCTATTCGCATTCACAGCGCCCGGCGTCGCAACGAGCGTGGGAACACCCATGGTCTTACTGCTGGACCGCGGTGACCACAAGCCCCGAGGTGGCGTAGGCCCCAGCGAGGATCATCTTCACGCGGAGTCGGTCACCGATGACGCCGTCCTTGATGGTGTCATCGGTCAGCGTCCCGTCGAGCGGAGTGTAGGCGGCCGCGAGTGCCGTCCACATCTTCACGGCACTGATCTTCTTGGCGCTGGCCGTCGTGAAGGCAAAGCACATGATGTCGAACCAGGAAAGACCGCCGTCGAGCGTCGTCTGAACGAATGCCTTGCACGTCGTCCCACCGCTGCCCCACGTGAAGTTGGCCTGAACCGAAACGAGGTTGACCTCTTCATCGATGTTCAGGACGGTCACGTCGCTGAGGTACGTGCCCGCCGGCCCGAGCGGCGACGCGCTGTACAACGCCCGCGTCTTGTAGAGAGCCATCGACTACCTCCGACCGCGACGACGCGGCGTGGCCTCGGGTTCCGGTTCAGTCTCGTCCTCGGGCGCAGCAGGAGCGTCCGGTTCGACCTCGGGCGCAGCAGGAGCGTCCGATTCGACCTCGGGCGCAGCAGGAGCGTCCGAGCTGATCTCTCCGGGCGCCAGCTCGTCTGGGTTGAAGTGGAAGTCGGGATTGAAGTCCCGCTCGTTGATGATGACCCGCCGACCGTCGGCGTACTTCACCACCATCGTCGGGAGTGCAGTCGGGTTCATCATGTCCTCCTTACGCGGGCTGGATCGTGTAGGACACGATGATGTCGACGCCCGTGGCCGTCGCAGCCGAACCGCCCGTCTTAGCGACCGTGACCGCGGCACCCGCGTCACAGGGAGCGAAGGACGCGCCGTCCGCGAGGATCGTGGTCCCGGCGGTCGCCGTCTTCAGCACCGTGCTCTGCGCGAGGGAGGCCTGGGCGTAGGAGAAGAGCACGGCAGCCGACCCGGCCTGCGTCCCACTGACCTGCAGGGCCGTCAGTCCGCTCACCGCGCCGCCGTAAGCGATGGCCGCACACTCGACGAGCTGGTACTTGAAGCCGACGAGCGCCGTGAGCAGCGTGAAGCCCGCGTTGATGACGGCGACGGTCGCGCGGTAGCGGAGAACGTGGATGTGGCCCGGAACGAGAGACGGCAGGGTGAAGACGAGTGTCTTCGCACCGAGGTGGGTGTTGAAGTACTTGGACTTGATCGAGCCCAAGCCAGCCGGATAGTCTGCGGTCTGCATTGCGTGAGTCTCCTTTTCCTTACGCTGTCGGGTTCACCGATCTCGCGTAAGGGGAGGAGGTTCCTCCCCTCACGCAAGGGGTTGCGCGTGCGAGGACGACTACTCGCCGATGATGCGGCTCGCGAGCTCGGGCCGGACGGTCTTCACGCCGTACAGGATGTCGTACGAGAAACGCGTCCGCTTGTGCTGCCTGGTCACCTCGAGTCGGAGCGTGAGCCCGGAGATCGGGTCCACGGCCGACTGGAAGAAGCCGATGCCCATCGGGTCCGCGGCCGAGAACGGTCTGGACGCGAGCGCGAAGGCGTCGCGGTGGAAGAGCAGGTTGACGCGGTACTTCTGCGCGTTCGTGCCCTTCTTGGTGATGACCTCCGAACCGGACGTGGCAGCCACCAGCTTCGGCGAGACCACCGCGGCCGTGATCGTGCCAGCGCCCGTGGTCGAGACGATCGTGTACCACTGGTCCCAGCCGGCGATGTTGATGAGGTCGCCCACGGTGAGCGTGCCCTGCGCGCCACCCGAGATGTTCAGGGTGGTCTGGTTGGCGGCGTTCACGCCGTTGACCGTGTAGCCCGTACCGGGATAGGTGCCGCTGGTGTGCTGCACCAGATTCTGGTCGAGCGTCCACATCGCACCGAGCTTCTCGCCGATCTGGCCGTTGGTGATGCCGGCCGCGTCGCCGCGCCACGCCACGTCCTGGAACGCCCGCAGCGCCATCGCGTTTGCCTTGGCGCGAGCGTTGATGACGCACACGCGGTTGTCGGGCGGGCAGAGCTGGTCGTTCAGCACCTGGTCCGCGAGCAGGAACTCGCTCAGGTCGGTGGAGAACGGCGTGGTGCCGGGCGTCCCGGCGTTGCCGTAGACCTCCTTGTAGAGCAGGATGAGATCGCCGTCCAGCTTGTTCGCGATGGCCTTGACGGCCTCGGTCGCCTGCATCGGGATGGTGCCGTCCATCGAGTTCTGCATGTCCTGGTCGGACAGGAAGAACGGGGCCTCCCACCACTGGTCGAGCGCGATGCTGACCTTGGTGGGCGCCACGCCCGTGTCGTCCGGCGGGACGTAGGACGGCGAGACCTGGTTGACGGCGATGGCCGACGGGATGGGGATGTCGATGGTGCTCCCCTTCTCGCCCGCGAGGACCTCGTACCCGCGGTTCACGAACCGGGGCATGATCGCCATCTGCCGCAGCGCGAGCAGGCCCTGGGCCAGCAGCTGCGGGATGACGTACGTGAGTGTGTTGGTGTTTGCCACGAAATGGCCTCCTCAAAGCTTCTTGATTCGGCCACTCCGTGGCTCGGCCTCCGAGGACCTCGGGTCTCGGTCACCGCGGCGACTTACTAGAGCGCGTCGCCCACGCCGGTTAACGACTTACGGCATCCTCTACGTCAAGAACACCCGGCCGCCAGACCGGTTCACTGCCAGCCGTCGATGCGCGTCTTCCCTGACGCAACGTCCTCGAGGTTCTTGCCGATCTCGAGGAGATCGTTCTTGATGACACGCGCCGGAACGGCCCCGTTCCCACTGCCCGCTGCTCGCGAGCCAGGAGCGCCACCACCCGTGGAAGCCCGGAAAAGGTGCGGTGCCTCTTGCGCGAGGTCGGTCGCCCACTCTTCCACGTTCAACGGCTGGTTTCCCTTGAGCCTACTGAAGACCGGCACGCCGTTGCGCTTCGCCACCGGCGACCCGTTCTCCATCATGAACGTCTCGGTTCCGCGCCGGACGTAGTCCGTCATCGCCTCGGGCAAGATGCCCAAGCGCGCGCCCACGGTCTGCAACTCACTCTCAAGCTGCTTCTGCGCCGCACGCGCCTCGGCTGCCGCCGCCTTGGCCTGCGCGTCCTGCTCACGTCGGGCCATCTCGTCCAGGCGAGACTGGATCGGCCCCACGGCCGCGTCGACCGCACGCTGCACGTCGGGTGCCTGCGGCCGCGCACGCAGCTCCTCGATCTCCTTCTTCGTCTTGGAGTACTCGATGGGGTCGATGCCCTCGAGCGACTTCAGCCGAAGCTCGAGCTGCTGCTTCTCCTTCAGGAGCGAGACGTTGTTGTTGCGGAACTCCGCCAACTTCTCATTGGTCGTCGCCAACTCCGTCGCCGGAACGAATCCAGGAGTACCCTCGAGTCGGAGATAGAACGCGCCGTCCTTCTCCTCGTACTCTCCACGCACAGGCTCGGGAATCGAATTGATGTCCGTCACCACAGCTTTCATCTGTCCTCCACTATACAACAGGTTTACCGTATTGTCAACGATTTTATGCGCTAAGACTCTTCATTGGAGAGCTGAGTCGTCTCTTCGCTCTCGGTGATCGCTATCGTACACCGACAACGCGGGTGAGCGGGTGGACCTTCCATCTCTTCACCACTCACGTTGAACATCTCCTCATACGGGAGTTGAACACCGTCCAACCCCGCACACTCCTCACACACGATCTCATCACCCGTGGCGATCCACTCTTTCACAGGTGAGGTTAAAAGCCCAGCGTCTTGCGCTTGTCGAGCACCCTCCATGATGCCCTCATTGAGCGCGTCCATGATCTCAGTCCGAGCGATGGTCTCAGCGCGGTCATCAAGCTTACCATCGACATACCGCTCAAAGAGTTCTTGAACTCGGCTCTCCTTGAGTCCAGACTCCTCGAGCTGATCACGGTAGTCCATCGCCGCCTGCGACTGCATCGAGTTGAGCCCCGCGAGACCACCCTCCATCTCACCACTCGAGGAGAGGATTCCTGAGATCATGTCGGCGGCCTGGAGCGGTGGGATGCCGTCACGAATCGAACGAACGATGACAGCACGGATCGACTTCTCAGTCTCAACCGTGATGCCCTCGATGGTCTTGGCCGCCATCTTTTCAGCAGCCCGCTGAGCACTCTCGTTCTTGCCGTTGAACGCCCACCTAACGTCGGCCACGGATCACCTGCTCTGAGACACGTCCGCCACGCAGCACCGCGTCTCTGATGATGCCCCTCATCGGCTCAAACGCATCGGCGACATCGGGCAACGCAGCCAACGCCGCGCGCACATCCTTGTCACCGATGGCTCGAGCCAACGCCCGGTGATCGATGCCAGCACGAATCTTCAGCGCAGCGCGCTTGATAGCGCGCTTGAGTCGTGGTTCAAACCGATCAGACTCAGGGAGGACCGGATGATTCTTGTTCATCACCTAGCCCTTCTTGGGCGGGATCGGCTTGGGCGGGACCGGCTCACCCTTCTTGGGCGGGACCGGCTCACCCTTCTTGGGCGGGACTGGCTCACCCTTCTTGGGCGGGACCGACTTGGGCGGGACCGGCTCGCCGTCAGGTCCCACCGCCGCGATCGGTTCACCATCGGGCCCTACAGCACCGGGTGCCGCTTCCGGCTGCTTCTTGAACATCTCGCCCGTCTTCTTGATGGACGCCATCTCTTCCTCAGCTGTGACACCCGGTCGAGCGATCTCTCCACGCTGCAGCGCTGCGTAGAACGTAGCGAAGGAAATCGCCTCGGCCTGCAATGCAGACACAAGCGACTGCATGTCCTGCGCGTTCATGCGTACAGCGAAGAAGTCCTTGTTGAACTCGATGCTCGCAGCCACCTCACGCGGCAGCTTGTCCGAACCCATCCACCAACACGTGCACTGCAGCGCCATGGTGATGGACTGTTCGATAGCCTGTGCGACCGTGCGGAGCGTGGCGTGCTCACCCGCGTGCCGCATGCTCACAGCCATCGCCGTCTCAGCTGTCGAGGGCTGATCCTCGAGGAGTCGAGCACCCAGCGTTGCCATCATCTTACGCTTGTCCTGGTCCGCCGTAACAAGCGAACTGAGTCCAGCACCCGAGAACTCGAGCATCCCTGCCTTGCCGTCCTTCTCGAGGATCCACGCCGTCCCACTACCCAGCGCGAGTGGGGCTGATTCATTCCCGCCCACCACACCTGCCACCCACGGCGTCGGTAGCGCGGTGTAGTGCCGACCATGCTCAAGATCGGCCTGCGTTCTGTAGTGCGACAGGTTCACGTTCACGAGGTCATCGAGCGGCGGCTTCTCCGGATCAGCATCGACCGTCGTCGGGCCGATGAACACGAACGGGATGAAAGGGATGTTCTCACCGCGTCGAGTCGGCGCGAGATCCTGCTGCTTGATGAAGTCGCCGTCATCACCACGCGGACGCCGCCAGATCGAGGCGGTGTACACGCCGTCATTCAACTCGAGGACACGGTACTGCTCGTGCGTCTTGGAAACGAACGGGTCCTTCGGGTCTGGCTTCTCATAGCTTTCCCTCAAGACGATCCGTGTGACAGTCTCGTCACCACCGAGGCGCTCCTGTCGCCACGCCACGATGTCTTCAGCGCAATACCCCACCCAGTACGGCCGGTTGGTCGTGGCCGTGCCTGACTTCTTGTCCTTCTCATCTACCGCCATGTCCACAAGAATGCCGTATCGCCCAGGGCAGAGTACCTCGCGGGTGGCGTGCAACGCGAACAGCTCGAGCGTGACACCCGTCAGAGTGATGTCATCCACGATGTCTTTCGCCACCGCGGGCAACTTGACGTTGGGCTCACGCTGAAAGATCGCACCCGCAAGTCCATCAACCGTACGACCTACAGCGTTGTAGAAGAGCGCACGAAGCTTGTACTCCTCGTACTTCGTGGACTTCGGGTTCATCAGCCCAGGAGTCGTCTGCCGGTGACTGTCCAACTTGGGCAGGTAGGCATCGCCCTTGGACTTGATGGCATCCGAGCCGTCGTAGCAGTCTCGTCCGCGGGTCCAACGCTCGATGAACTTGTTGTACTCGCCACAAGGCGTGTTGACCGGCATGTTCTTCTACTCCTTAGCGAGCGCCTGCTCACCCTTGGCCGATGTCAGAAACGACGCGGAGGATATCCCACCCGCCGTTTGGAAACGTCATCCTCGCAGTGCTCGGGCCGAGCACCTCGTACTCCATGGTGTGCTCGACATCAGACGGCTTGAGTGGCGGCGTGGGCCCGACCACGAGCCCCGTCGTCACGTCCCAATCCGAATCGAGCCAGGTATACGACAGCGTTCCTGCGGTGTCCAGTCCGACCTTCGTCATGGTCCGTGTCACGACAAGGCCGTCGGGCCGTTTCACGTGCAGCTTCCACGCGGTCGAACCGGTCAGATCGTGCACGGGTCCGAGCGTTCCCGGAGCACTACCGAGAGGCGCTGGATCATGCAGCACGACCTGGAGCACGGGCCGCGTGTCTCGGTACTTCAGGTAGAAGACGTTCATCGTTTTCCCTCAGAGGATCACAGTCGCCGTAGGTGTTCCAGGACTCAGTACGACCGTCGATGAACTCGCCGTTGCCAGCAGCACGGAGGCAGTTCGTGACCCCTGCAAGACGGCTTCAGTCAGAGACGAGGCGAGAACAACTCCGTACTTCGCCTCTCCTGGCGCTGCAACCGGGCTCCAGTCCGGGATCAGGCTGATTGAGACATCTGCTCCGCCTTGGACAACCGCCGCGCCCTGAACGACGGGAAGGCCAACTCCTTCAAGCGTCGCGGCTCCAAGAACCGTTGCACTTGCCTGCTCGACGACGAGTGAAGCCGTCGCTACAGCCGCAGCACTTTGAACGGTCGCCGCGCCCGGACGCACGAGCAGGCCTGAGGCCGTGACCGTGGCCGCTCCCTGAACCGAAGCTGCGCCTGGGCGAACGGCCACGCCCGAGGCTTCGACCGTTGTGGCTCCAACGACCGTTCCAGCTCCCTGCTCTCGGACAAGGGGTTCTGTCGTCAGGGCCGACAAACCAACGACCGAGGCTGTGGCCTTCTCGATGACCAGCCCGCTACACGAGAGACTCGCTCCGCCGAGAGCAGTCGCTGCTCCCTGCGGCAGAACCAGCGGGCTGCTCGTGAGCGCCGCATCCCCAACAACGGTCGCAGTCCCTGGACGAACGGTCACTCCCGAAGTGCTGACCGTGGCTGCGCCGGTGATCGTTCCTGCGCTCCGAACCAGAACGAGGGGCGAGGTGCTCAGGCTCGCACCGCCAGCTACCGACACTCCACCCTGCTCAAGGACCAGAGGTGAGGTGCTAACGGCAGCAGCGCCTACAACCGTTGCCGATCCATAGACGTAGCCGGCGGTGGCAACCTCGCCGTACGCCTGAACGGTGGCCGCTCCGACTACGCTTGCTGCTCCCTGCTCAAGGACCAGGCCACTCGTCGAGACGGTCACGGCTCCAGCGACGGTGGCCGCTCCCTGCTCAAGGACTATCGGACTGTCCGAGACGGTGGCCGCTCCAGCGACGCTCGCAGAGCCTGGACGTACAAGCAGCCCAGTTCCTGAGAGGTCGGCTGCGCCGACTACGGTCGCTGCGCCCTGCTCCTGAACGAGCGGCGCGGTGGAGACGGTAGCCGCTCCAATAACAGTCGATGCTCCTTGCGGGAGGTCGATCGGTGCGGTTGACAGAGCCGCCGCGCCGGTAACGGTACCCGAGCCCTGCTGAAGGACCAGCGGCGCAGACGTGAGCGCAGCTGCTCCGACAACCGTACTCGCACCCTGCTGTCGGACAAGCGGAGCTGTTTCAACGACGGCAGACCCGATGACCGTAGCCTGCCCGGGTACGACAGACGAACCGCTCGCCGCGACCGTCGCTGCGCCCTGAACGGTGCTCGCACCCTGCGGCAGGTTCAGGGGCGCAGTGCTGAGTGCGGCCGATCCGAGGAACGTTGAAGCTGCGAAGACGAGAACCGCTGCCGTGCAGGAGACAGAT